CAACGTGGTCTTCTTCGGAGCTTCATTCGTAACAACCGTTGGATTGAAGACTTATTTTACGAGACCCGCGACAATATCCTAGATACTCAGGAGTGATAAATGTCTTGGTCTTATGATCCCACCGATCTGGATACTACTACAAGTGCTGGTCGCATCAACGTAGTTCGTCTTCTTGTAGGCGATACCGATACGACTGACCAACAGATCCAGAATGAAGAAGTTACGTTTGCCCTAGCGCAGACGAATGATAGCGTTTATTTCGCTGCTGGGTGGGCTGCTAGGACTATCGCATCTAAATACTCCCGCCTAGTAAACACCTCTGTTGATGGCGCGCTTTCTTCTGACTATTCAGATCTAGCTGCACAATACAGTAAGTTAGCTGAGGATCTTGAGTATCAAGGTAAGAAAGCTGGCGCTATACTCAACATTGCTGCTGGTGGTATTACAATCTCAGACGTTAATGCTGTTCGTGAGAATACTAATCGCATCGAAGGCTCCTTCCGCAGAGATCAATTTAAGAACCCGCCAAGTTACGAAACCCCTGAGTATGAATAAGGAGGGGATCTATGTCCTTTCGCTCTTATGACCTGCTTAGGATGCTGGATGACTTCGGTAGGGACTTAACCCTTATCTACGTCTCTGAGGGAACTTATGATCCCGTCACAAGCAGCCTCACAGGTGGTTCAACGTCTAATGCTACTGTTCGTGGGTATTTTTACAATTACAGGTTAGATGAAGTAGATGGAAGTTCTATCGTTCTTGGTGATCGCCGTTTGCTTCTCCCTAACATTGATACCTCTGGCAACCCTCTTATTGAGCCTGAAATTGGTGATGAAGTTACAGGATCAGGTGACAAAGTGTCAATCGTCTCAGTGACTAAGATCTTTAGTGGCACAGCCCTTATCTGTTATCTCTGTCAGGTTCGTGAATAATGACCCGTTTCAAGTTAGTAGACAACAGAGCTTCAATCGCAGCTAAACTACAAAAACTTGAGAACACTATTGATGACTTTTCTCAAGAGTATATGCGCGGAATGGCTAATTCTATCGTCCTAGATTCACCTGTTGATACTGGGACATATATGGAAGCCCACAGGATTGGGACTGCACCTGCATCAGGTTCTATGAGTTCTCGTGGTAAACCCAAGGATCAGCCTTTTGGGACTGTAGCTCAAAATGAATTGAACCGTCTGTATATAGACATTGATAGGCTAGAGGGTGCAGAGCTTAGTACAATTTACTTTAGTAATATTGCTCAACACGCGACTGAAGTTGAATACTTGCACGGATATGAAGTCTATAGTAGGGCAAGAAATAAATCTCCACGGATTGCTACAGAAGCTGCTGCTAAGGCTAAAGCGAGGAATAAATGAGTTCTGTATATGATGATATCCGTGAAGCCCTAGAAGTAAAACTATCAAACACTTCTAACCTTCCCTCTCAGATTGCTTGGGAGAATGTGAAGTTTAGCCCGACCACAGGGACTGCCTATCTAGAAACACGGCTGGTTCCAACTACAAGACGACCCTCAGTTAGAGGTCTCAACCCTCAGATGCGCTATGACGGTTTTCTCCGTATTATGGTGTATGTTTCTGAGAACGAAGGCCCAGCTACTGCTGACGGGTATGCTAACACACTCATTGAGGCTTTTGAAGCTACTACTGACCTTAGTGCTAATGGAACATTTGTTTCCATCGACTACGCTGAAAGAGCGCAAGGTATTACTCAAAGCCCGTGGTATTACATTCCAGTCGAGATAGGCTGGTATACTTATGCTTAAATAAGGAATGAACAAACATGGCTTTTTCTCAAGGCTCCCGCACCCGCCTGTCGTTCATTGAAGAGGTTACATTTGGCACTACGCCTGCTGGCAACTTCACTGAACTTCCATTTACTACCCACTCGCTGAACCTTACGAAAGAGCGTGTTCAGGGTAACGATATCCAATCTGACCGTATGCCTCGTGTTGACCGTCATGGTAACCGTAGTGCAGCAGGTGACATTGTTGTAGACCTTCGTGCTGACGTATATGATGCTCTCCTCGAAAGCATGATGTTTGGCGCATGGGATAACACCCCAGTTGGCCCAGACGAACTGAAAGTTGGCACAACTCTTAAGTCCTTCTCAGTTGAAGATTACGCATCTGACATTGACCAAGCTCGCCTCTTCACAGGTTTGGCTGTATCTCAGGGTCAATTTTCCATCGCCCCTAACCAGATGATCACCTCGACCTTCTCCTTCGTGGGTAAGGACATGGCTATCTCGGCAACTGAAAAGACTGCTGATGCAGCTTCGGTTCTCCAGCCATTCGATAGCTATTCAGGTGCGTTGACTATCGGTGACAACGGTGGCGCTCTATCTTCCTTGGCAACTGTTACTTCAGTTGACTTCTCAGTAAACAACGCCCTCAGCCCAACATTCGTAGTTGGCTCAGACAGCACCCCTCAGCTTGAGTTTGGTCGTGCTACTGTAGAAGGCTCGTTGACTGCATACTTTGAAGACGCAACCTTAATCAACCGTTTCTTGAATGAAACCGAAAGCGCATTTAAGGTCACTCTTGATGATCCTACAGGTGCTAACGAATACGGCTTCTTCTTCCCTAAGGTTAAGTTCAACTCTGCTAACGCTGATGTTGCTAACCCACAGAGCCGTTTGATTACTCTGGACTTCGTTGCTCTCTACGATGCGACTGAAGGTTCCAACCTAACCATTACACGTCCTGACACGACATAAGTAATCCCGAAAGGGTAGGGGAGGGTTGGTAAGTCGGGTGCTGACCCTCCCTGTATAAAACAGTAGCCCGACACGATAACATATAGGATACCCGACAAATGTCCGACTTAAATGATCTCATCCCTGAGAGTAATACTGTTGTTGTTACTCTTAAACACCCAAACACTGGTGAAACTCTAAATAATGATGATGGTTCCCCGATGACTATCACACTGATGGCTCCTTATACACGGGAATACAAAGCTCTTATCTATAAACAAGCGAGTGAACGTATTCAAAAATCTGGTGGTGTAATGCCAGAGTATACTTATGAGGAGCTTGATGAGGCCAGCACTACTCTCCTCTCTTCTGCTACAACTACTTGGAATATTACTTTCAATGGTGAGAATCCGAAGTTTAGTGCAAAAAAGGCTAAAGAGATCTACGAAAAAGTGTTTTGGATTAAGCCACAAGTTGAGGAGGCTATTGCGTCTCACACGGCTTTTACGAAGGTCTGATCAAGCAACTGCTAGAGTATGCTGAACATGAGTTTCAGTTAAGTAGGCCTGATCAGGACGGTATTACAACTAGAGAACATTTAGAACAAGTAGAGAGGCAAACTGGAGTTAGACCAATAGAATTGAATGGGCCTGAGTTCCCTCGTCTAGTGTCTCACATCTGGTTTGCCTTTCTGTCATTAAACAGGGGTCGTAGTCAAGCCTTTAGTGGTGTAGCCCCCCTGTCAGCACTTGAGATTAAATCTTGGTGTGAATTATCGGGTGAGCATTTATCACCTAGGGACTTTGATGCTGTCAAAAGACTTGATAGTTTGTTTGTAAGGGTAGCAAATGGCTGATCTAAATCTTAGTGCTGACGTAACAGATCTGGTTCGCGCCAGACGTGAAATCCGTCAGTGGTCTAAGCAGACATCCGATGCGATTGATATTGTAAACTCTAGGATGCGAGTCCTAGGGGAAACTACACCCGTTGCTTTGAACAAGTTTGGTGGCTCTGCACAAGTTGCCACTCGTGGCATGAACCGTATGGGTATGGTCACCCAGCAAGCAGGCTATCAGGTCGGTGACTTTTTAGTTCAGGTTCAGTCTGGCACTAATGCTTTTGTAGCCTTTGGTCAACAGGCAACTCAGCTTGTTGGTCTTATGGGTATGTTCAACCCAGCCCTTATTGGCGTTGGTGCAGCCCTTGGTATCGCTATCCCTTTGGTAACAGCTTTTGGTGCAGCTTGGCTTAGAACCCGACAAGAACAAGACGATGCGGCTTCAAGTGCAAAAGAACTCAAGGGCCAAATCGAAAGTATTGATAGCGCACTACAAGAGTATATGAACACTGCTAAAGCGGTTGCTAGGGGTGTTTCTCTAGAAGAGCTTTTTAGTATTGACGAGATTGCAAGGGCAGAAGAGAACCTTAAAAATGTCACTGAGCAGCTTGACCGAATTACAAATGTAAGTGCTGGAGACCCAACAGCAGGTCTTGCAGCTATTGCAGACCCCCTCATGTCTTTGTTTGGACGTGACTACGCAAGTCAAGTTGAGACTGCAACACAAGCTGTAATAGATGCGGAAGAAAGGCTTGCTCGTGTTCGCCGTATGCAAGCTGGGGAACGTGCTACAGAGTTTGCTAATAGGCAACAAGAACTTCAGCGAGAGGTTGAACTTCAGAGGGCAATCCTAGAGTTTGGAGAGAACTCTCTTGAAGTCGAGGCCCTACGCAATAGCCAAAACCTTCAAGCTCAAGTTGAAGAAATCCAAAATAAAGTCCGTCTTGGTGAACTAACAGAAACACAAGGGGCAAATCAAGAGCGTCTTGTTCGCTTACAATCACAGCTTACTCTTGAACAACAACGTGCGAATCGTGGTATTGAGATCTATAATGACAACCTCGAAGAGCAAGTAAGGTTAATTGAAGAGAGAAACAAAGCTGTTGCAGAAATTGAGCAGTCTGTTCAGGACGAATTAAGGGCGCAACAAAACCTCCTTGCTCTAGCTGAAGTAGAAGCTACCTATGGTAAAGAATCTAGACAGTATGCTGAACTTGTAACTGAACAGGAACGAGAAACATATCGTCTTCGTCTTATGTCAAATGGTGTTCTGGGTAATAATCTAGAACAGATCATGGCAGCATATGATG